AAATCATAACAATTAACTGCTTCAATTCGTTGTCCAATACCAATTGCAGTTACACTTGCTGCACCTGTAGCTTGAATTAAATTTTTGTTATTTCCTGATCCTGCAACTTGAGCAACAGTAACGGCTGCTCCTGTGTAGTATGCAAACCATCTATCTACTGATGGATAAGTCGCAGTTGTTGTTGGCAATCCATTACCTGCCGTACCACTTGTCCCACGTTGAGCTATTTGAAACTTACCGTTTATAAATCTGTTTTTAAATCCAAAAGAATTAGGTACGTTTCCTACAACACCATTGTTATTTATTAAAACATTACCATTTGTGCCACTTTGAACTAAACTTGTCCCTACAGATAGATTTGTTGGAGTTACTGTGCCTGTTGAAAAAGCAATCACTTCAACAATATCGCCTGTAGCACGACCTTGTGCTAATACTACGGTTGTGCCATTCGATGCCGTATAATCTGCTGCATTTAATAATGTACCATTGACATAAACTTGAATATAACCAACGGTATAACTGACTGTAAATGTTGTTTGACCCACTGTTGACGTAAAACTGGTACGACTGTAAGCATTACCTAAACTAGCCCAAGATGTGTCTGTGCCGTCTGTTGTTAAGTATTTACCACTATTACTTGTTTGGCTTGGAGCAAGAGCATTGAAAGCTGAGTTAGCTGTTGTCTGACCTGTTCCACCATTCAGAATCGGTAATGCAGTACCTGAATATGTTAAGGCTAATGTACCTGAACTTGTTATTGGACTGCCAGTCACCGTAAATATAGATGGTGCTGTCAATGCTACTGAAGTGACTGATCCGCTACCTTTGTTGTTAAAAGTAGTCCAATCAGTAGATGTAAGATAGCCACTTACTGAAGTAGTGGCTGCTGGCATGGATATAGCTGGAGTATTGCCACCACTAGATACAACAGGACTTGTACCTGTTACGCTTGTAACCGTACCACCTGATGATGGACTTGTATTAGTAACCGTAAAGTTAGGGTAAGTACCAGTAACACTAATACCTGTACCACTTGTAATTGCTACCGTTTGATCAGGAGCAGTATTGGTAATGTTTAATGTACCACTAGAAGTAATTGGACTTCCTGTTATGCTAATTCCTGTGCCAGCAGTTGCAGCAACGCTTGTAACTGTACCGACAGATATTGATCCACCTAAACTTGTGCTAGTGCCATTAATAGTAATAGCTGAGTTTGCTAATTGTGCGTTAGTTATTGTTCCTGATAAATCTGTAGTTGGAATTGTGGCAGATGCTGTTAATGCACTTGTGCCACTACCTTTTACATAGCCTGTTAGTGTCGTAGCACCTGTACCACCACGATTAACGCTTACAGTATTACCGTTCCATGTTGCAGAAGTTATAGAGCCAGGATAATCAAAAGTATTGGTTGACCATGATACATTTGCTGGTGTTGAATCATGACGATCCCAAGAGCCTGCTGCTATAGAATTATCAAGCAAAGATACAGTAACGAAACCACCTGAGTTGATAGTTGCAACTGTTGTCGATGAATTGTTTTGTACAGTTATTGCACCTGATGATTGATTATTATTAAAAGTAAACAATGCACCATTTGGTAATGTTGTAGCATTAGGAAGTCGAATAATTTGACCACCTAAACCTGTAATTACCCAATTTTGTACAGAAGAAGCGGTCAAAACAATAGTTGTGCCACTTGCCGCTTGACTTGTAAAGCCCTCAAATAAACAATTCGTTGTAATATTACCGTTGCTATCACGCAACACTACTGAATTTGCACCACTAGATAACGTAACTCCAGTTCCACCATTAGCTACAGGTAATGCAGTACCTGAATAAGTTAAAGCCAATGTTCCTGAAGAAGTAACAGGACTTCCACTTACAGTAAATATAGATGGTGCTGATAATCCTACGCTAGTAACAGTCCCTAATGGGTTGGTTGCCCATGACGTATCTGTTCCATCTGTTGTTAGATACTTACCTGAGTTACCTGTCTGACTAGGAGCAAGAGCATTAAATCCAGCGTTTGCAGTAGCCTGACCAGTACCTCCATTAATTACAGGAACAGTTCCGACTAAATCATGCGTATCATTCCAGTTAGACGGCTGGACAATCGTAGGATCGCCAGCATCAGGAATAGCACTTACAAACTTATGCTTTACGGTTATAGCCATTATTGAACTCCAATAATCTTACCGTCTGCGCCTCTTAATACCTGTTTGGGTCTATTCTGATTCTCGTTCATTGTAGTCATAATTTGACCTAAAGCCTGTGTCATTTGTTGATTACCTTGTTCAATAGCTTGAGCAATGGGTGCTAATGGGTGTTGCATTGACTCAGCCATATCTTGTTCAGTCATGTAAGCCATTGCACCGTTGGATTCATCCGCACCGATTCTAGCAACTTCAATCTTAGCACCGTTGTTAATGTGAGCCAGTAAGACTTGAGTGTTGCGCTCTGTCATCATCTTCATTTGGGCTACTTTTAAATCCATCTCGGCTTGACGCATATTACGCTGATCTTCCAACTGGAATTTAAGCTGATTCTCTTGTGCTTGGTACTCTTGTTTAGCCTTCTCAAGTTCCATCTGCATCTGAATCTTCTGTTGTTCAAACTGAGAAGATTGTTGAGCTTGTTGTGCAGCAGCTTGCATCTTAGCCTGAGCCAACTGCATTTCCATCTGTAATTTCTGTTGTTCAGGTGATGGTGGTTTAGGTTGACCTGCTGTTTGTTTAGCTTGTTCTCTAAACTTATCGGCAGTCTCATCAATGATACCTTCAAGACCCTTACCGACTTTGTAGGCAGTAACAGCAAACTTAACCATCTCCATAAGCATCGGAGTAAGTTCAGGAATAGACTGTGCTGCTGGGATAACTTGTTGCATAAACGCACCGACAGATTGTAAAAACTCCATGCGATTTTGCTTTTCTGCCTGCTCATCCTGATAAATCATTGAGTCTGAAGTGACCTCAATACGGAAGTTCTTAGCAGGTTCGTTCTTTAATAGCTCTAAAGCCTGTGGAATGAGCATTTTATCCGCATCGGATAGCTGCATTGCACCTGAAATCTTGATAATCGTGTCATCAGTAAAGTGATTACAGATAATCTGCGCTTTAATTGACAATAAGCTAGTAGCGAAGTTCACTACATCATGCTGCATAGTCTTTAATCGACCTGAAGCGTTGTTACTCTTAATGATTTGTGCGCCAAGTGTTTCATTAGGGTCTGTTTGACCCCTCTGAATGTCAGCAATTCCCATAATCTCGTAAATTTGGGACTTAACCTGATCCATTGCTGTATATGATGACTGTAAAGCTGAAGCAATAGGTTGAATATCCACCAAATTGATAGCACCAGCCATACCTTGTTTCTCAGCAAATGCTCCCCAATTTTTAATCGGAAGCAATGCGTTATTATCGCCTTCTGTAAATAGACGTTGTAAGCTAGGCTCTGACGCATCGTATACACCACGCACTTTAAGAGCTTGAATAAAGCCATCAATACGGTCTGCAAGGGTATCTAACTGTCTAGCTTGGTCTTGGTACAAAGCAAAATCAGGTACAGGAATTAATGAATCTGTGGTGATTGTTGCGTATAAAGGTTTAGGACAAGGCCAAAAGTTCTCTAACTTTAATGGGTCAGGCTTAGTATCAAGGATTTTACCCATTGACTTCGATAGCCAAATAACTTCACCAGTTGTTTTATCCCAAATCTCGTAGATACAGGCTTCGCTTGCGCCCTCACCCATCTTTTCGTTGAATGTTTTGGTAGTCTCAGGCTTGGTATCTAGTGGAACTTTACCGCCTAGTTCTTCACCAAAGCGTTCAACTAATGCAGGGCGACCTAAATAGACTTTTCTCCATACGGCAGTTACTTCTTCCCATGTCCGAGCGATAGTGTGACCAAAGTCTCTCCAAGCTACATAGTCTACAGGCGCACATTCGTACTCAATACGTTCTTGATCTTCACGATGCATACCGCCTTCGGTCTCTGCCTCGTCAATATCTTCCGTTAATTGATAGCCATCATCAGGCGCACCCTCAGCTTCACCACTTTCTGTACCAACAATATGAGGTTCATAACGCACCCAAGATGTACCACGTCCACCAAGTAATCTATCCAATACGGATGATTTCATGGCTGAGTTATAGTCAGCATAATGCTCAATCTCGTACTCAAGCGCACGTTCTAGCATCATTGAGGCTACCCTACCTACTGGATCGTTATCTCTAAACCTACGGCTTACGTCAGGTCTAGGAAGTCTAGCAAAGATAGCTGGGGTGATTGTCTGTACGTTAGACCACAGAATATTAAACTTAGCATTAGGATTATTTCTTGAGCGACTGTCATCACGATACCGTTTAACAATCTTATCGCTACGACTTTCCCAGTCTTTGTAAGTTCGTTCGTACTGAGCTATGCAGTTGTACCAGTCTTGGTATGTATGTTCCATATTTATATCCTACGATCCGTTATTTTGGGTGTTTCTTTCCATAATTCATTGAGCGTAACATCAGTTTTACCGACATGAATTCCTGTAATCCGATCATCTTTAACCGCAGGCTTGTCCTCATCTTTCCATACGATAGCAAGATAGCGAAAAGCATCTGCGCTGTGACTTGTCCAATCATGTTTTGGGCGATCTCTAAATACTTTTTTATCATCATCCCACTCTCGTTGATATTGACGTAAACATTCTATGCCTTCTTCACACCTATTATCGAACCAAGTGCGAGTTAATGCAAGTCTCGTTGCTTGTATTCCGTCCTGTAATGACAGATTTGGTACGATTTTTAGGTGTTTTATGTCAATTTTTGTCGCAATTTGTTCGATTATGCTCTTACCACCACTTGCCAATGTTTTAGCCCTAGCGTCATGAGGTAGCCAATGAGTGCCATAAAAGAACCCAAATTCTTCTTCTTTTTGTTTAATTAAACCTGTGTAATATGGGATAGCCTGACCATTTGAGGAATGATGATCGAGGACTCTAATTTCACCATGCACGACTTGAAACCACCAAATAGATGTAGAATCATTAAACCCTAAGTCCCAAGCAGTATGACAAGGAAACATAGGGTCGTACTTAATATCTGTAATTCTACCTAAGTCTGTAATCTGACGCATCTGTTGACCATAATACGCACCTATAATGGCAGCCTCAAACGAACAAAGAAACTCGGCTTCGTATTGATTATCAGACATCATACGCTGTGCATCTAATAATTCAGACTCAGGTAATAACCCTGATTGATCTGCTCTTAATGTCTTAGAGTACCAGTCAGGATTGTTTTGAGCGTT